CAGCAATCTGTGCTATAGGTATGCCTGTGTTTTGACCACCTGAGGGGTAGTATTTACCTTCATACCAACCAAACTTCACATGTCTTTTATTGAGGATTTTTACATCCCTTTCCATCTTTTTCATGCTACTGTTATCAAAGTCGAGTTTGTAGGTAAATTCCATAGTCACCCTATTTTATAATTCCGAACCTATTCTTAGGTTGCAGGTATGTTTTAGTGTTGTTGTGTTGACCACGGAAGAATTGTGAAGACACTAACTCTGGGTTCTCATCATAGTACTTGATAGTATCAATAAAGACCCCACCTACGTACACAGCAGGAATCCTGCCAGATAATAGGGGGTTAGTCACTTTCTGCTTCAGCCAATCCAAGTAATTATTATATCTATCACCTAAATAGGCTTCCTCTTGTCCTACACGTTGTCTGTAACCTTCTCTAGCAAAGGTAGCCAAAATAGCCATACCAATAGACTTAGAAGCTACAGACATTGAGTTGTAATGCTTGTCAATGTAGTATTGGTAACTCTGGTCTGATAAGATATACGTATCCTCATCAAAATCCCCGTACTCCAACCTTATAGCATGTATAGGGTTATTTGTTGGGTCAAAATCTACTGGTTCAGCCATTATTTATCCTTAGAATAAGTCTCCACCACCTATATAGTTTTCATACTGAGTAATCAGTGCAATTGTCTTGTCTTGTGCATTAATTCCGATATCATTAAACCTAACAAGAATACCTCCCGCTACGTTTTCAACAGTGCCAATAGAAAAACTATCATCGACAGGAACATTTGAAGTATCAAAAATCAAGGTGTCGTTATTTACATAAAAAGCCTTAACACCCACAACATCAATATAACTTACGTTAGGGACACTGACTTCTCTAACAGAACTCTCTAAGACGGCACTTACAGAAGTTCGTTTAGTCTTGATATTAGTATTATAATCAGTGTTGTATCCTTTGCGTCCTTCCTCTATACCGTCAACATAACCTTTGGTACTGTTACCTAAGTGTAGAATAGTCTCATCAATCTGTTCTTTATTGTAAATTTCACTCATAGCATCAACCTCTTATTCCATTATCAGTCGTGATGGTGATGATGGTGTGAATATTTCAGTCACAGAATCTTTAATACCCACTGTGCTTGTAGCGTACACAATAGAATCTAGTTTAAGTTTTTCAGCAGTAGTTAAACCACCACCGCTTAAATATCCGCTAAGTTGCTCACCAATATCTTTAGCTTTATTTTTCGTGAACCTGAATTTCATCTATTACCCTTATTTTTGATAATAAAAAAATGTAAAGGGAGGCAACTCCCCCCAATACATTTCGTAAATTACGCCACTACAGTAATGTCAAGAGCCATTTCTGGTCTAACCATGTACGGAATCATGTGTGACTCAAGTGTGATATCAGCGTGAGTATCATTTACGATACCTGTACTACGAGCAGTCCAACGAGTACCTGCACTTTGGAAGGTAGACAAGTAAGGCGCAGGGCAGTACTTAACTTGGTATAGACCTGCAACATCAACGATAGTCCAACCTTTGTTGGTTTCAATGATATCAACAGAATCACCATTCCATCTACGGAACTTCTGTGGGTAGGTTACAAACAGGAAGTTATCCCATGAGAACTCTCTACGGTAGCCGTACTGGTTACGCTTTCTGCGTCCTGCTGTACCATTAAGCAATGGTTGTGCAAGAGCTTGTTGACCAAGACCACTGAAGGCTAGTTGGTACAAAGCTGCGAAGTCTGGGTGACTTACGATGTTGTTGAACGCTTCTTCACCTAGAACAACTTCTACAGTACCTACGTTACCATTGTAACCGTTAAGGTCAGCAATAGTGTTAGACAGTGTATTCAAGCTAGCTGTGATGCTGCTAGCGGGAGATGCATCAATAGTAACGGCGACACGAGGAGTACCTGTGTTACTGTATTGGTTGATAGCTTCTGCACCATCGTAAGGGTCAAGAACAACACCCTGAGTAGCAGTAGTCAATAGATACTCTCTGTTAGCAGCAGCTACGTTAGCCAGTTTAGTAAGCTCTTTCACGGTAGCTTCTTGGAATGATGGAGATGTTTCTTCAAACAAACCATTGGTCACACCAATCATATCTTCAACGTGAACACCACCAGTTTCTTTAAGGCTGATTTGCCCCATTGTCACTAGGTTGTGCTTGACTTTATCAGTAGCCATTGCATCACGCTCGGTACGTGAAGTAAGCTTAGTCATCTTAGGAGCTTCTTGCTTATCAACCTTATACATGATACTGCCAGAGGTAATACCTTGCTCTTCAAACAAACCACTATCAGCGTACTGTCCGTAAGATGGGTCGATGGTCTCTAGAGTTGGGTTAAGGTCGATAGTAGTGTTACGATTAATCGGGTTACGCATTGTAGCCATTTTTAAATTCCTAATTATTGTTGTGGGTTATGCAGGAGTGTATTGTTGGTCGATTACTTTGAAGCGGTTCTCAGTAGTGAACTTAGCTTTAAGTGCCATCTGTACATCAGCAGGGAGTGCGTAGAACTGAGTACCTGCAAGGTCAAGATAACCTTTCTTAAGGATACTACGTCCATCACCCTTGACGATTGCAACACCAACACCAGTTTCTGTCATTGTAAGATTTTCATAATCTTGAGATACAGATGGGTTAGTTGGTAAGTCACGACCTACGAAGAATCCGATATCACCTAGTGCATCTACAGCAGCTACATCAGCAGGAGCTGCAACCATAGTGGCTGTCATGTCTGCGTAGTTAAGTTCTAGGATAGTACCCACTCTAACAACAGCGTCAGCAGGGATGGTGATTTCAAAAGACTCACGAGCATAGCCTAGGTCAGTATTAGCTTCATAGCCATATACATCAGAAGGGAAGATGCGGATTTCTGTTAAATTAGTGATAACTGCCATGATTTTATTTTCCTTTAATTAAGATTGAGCTTAACGAGTTTTCATCGCTTCAGCAGTTCGTTTCATTTGTTGAGCTAGGTCTAGTTGAACTTCTGACTCTTGACCTTCCCCACCCAATTCTTGTAGACTCTCTTGCTTGTCAACTTGTAGGCTAGACATACTCTCAGCGATATCTGCAAATGCTTCGTCACTTAGTGTAGCGGTTGATGCCATAAGATTTTGTACTTTAGGATTTTCAGCCCCTAAAAGTGTTTCTAGTTTAGCCTGTCGAGCATTAGTACGGGTCTCAAGTTCTTTACTCTCAATTCCTGCAACTAGTTCTTTTTCACGCTCTTCAGCAGCTGCCAACTTATCTGATAACTCTTTAAGAGTACCGTTTAACTCAAGGTTTTTACTCTCGAACTCAGCTAGCTTCTCAGCCATGTCTTGAGATACTGGAGCAATATCTGTAGTTAATTTAGCCTGTGGTTCTGTTGGTGTTTTTACTATCATAGTTTCCTCTGTTTCTTTTTGATTTACGGTTGATAACCCATATGTATTGGAGTTACTTGTAGTACCTGTCTCTTTATTAAGACTAGGTAGATATTCGTTAAAGAACTCTGATTTTGTCATTATCTTATCAATAAATCCTACTTTCAGTGCTTCCTCAGAATCGAATACTTCTGCTTGAGTAGCCAATACATCTTCGACTCTCATGTTTCTGTTAGTAGCAATAAAGCTACTAAATTCTAATCCAGTCTTATCAACTTTCTTCTGAATATTTGATAGGAATTGAGGTGAGAAGTCTCCCTCAGCTGTGAAAGGAACTTTTTGCTCACCATGACATACGAACTGTCTTGTGATACCAATATTTTCTAACATCTTACTGTTGTTGATTAACTGAACAACTACACCGACTGAGCCGACCTCACTATCAGGTCTAGCAATAATCTCATCAGCGATAGAAGCCCAAGCATAAGCAGCACTAGCAGCTAATCCATCGACATAAGCATAAATACTGATGTCTTTCTCTTTTGCTAACGCCTTGACTTCACTTGCCATTTCAAAACAAGAAAACGCAGAACCCCCACCACTATCAACGTGGAGTACAAGCTCTTGAATGCCCTCTTGAACCTGCTTAGCGAATTTATCATATAATCCCTCGTAAGAAGTCATCTCCATGCAATCAGCATCAATGTTGCCTGCTTTGGCTACTAATGTTCCGCTTACGTCAAGATTACCTCGTTTGCCATCGTTAGTGATACCAAGCTTTCTCTGTTTTCGTTCTGTCTCATCTGCTTCTGATACGTATGCATCAACCTCAGTCTTGTCAGTAACAGCGTCTTGGGTGTAATCAATATCATTGCCATTTGCTCTGCTAACAAGGTACTGTGCAATAGTCTGCAAGTCCTCCGCTAGAACAAGTTGGGGAGTGTTAAACACTTGACGAGCTAATGTCAGACTTCCCCTCTTAAACTTAGCCATATTTAAACCTTATTATTTATTGTAGACATTATTGGCACTCTCATCTTTTTCAGAAGGTGTTTTGCTAGTACCTTCTCCCTCTGTAGCTAGACCTTCGCCTGCACCACTCTCATCTTCTTTTTCTACACCTAGTAGGGTATCTAAATCTTCAGGGCTAATAGAACTATCAACCCTGTAAGGTAATCCAAGCTCTTCAGATATATAATTGATATTCTCTGGTGTAACTGGGATAAGTTTAGTTGCTTTAACTTGTTGCATTGCTTTAGCGAAACTCTCAAAAGGAATGTCACGTAATTTACCGTACTTGATACTTGGGGTCTTTGTTGCATCCCAACCATTGAGCCTAAATAGATGCGGTATCAAATCATTATTCAAGACAGTAAACACTTCCTTGATTCTATTCTCTACCAACATATTCAACATTGAGGTCTTAGTACTATCTGTACTCTCTGAGATTTCACTAGCAAACAAGCATAGCAACATCTCTTTTTTAAGCCTCTCAATGATGGCTGTAATGGCTGTAATGTTAGATGAAGATGCTGACATCAAGGTGAAGTCGAATAACTTACCTCCTTGCCCTGTCATATCCTCTCTATCAGACGGTAGAACTAAACTAGACTGTTCACCTATGGCAATCTTTGAAACCCCGTCACGAAGCTCCTGATAGACTTTACCAAGTGGGTCTAATGGGTCATCAGTCATGTACTCACTAGGCATCCAAATAACAGGGAGACCATTCAAGTTTTTACTGGCTGCAATACCCTCTAAATCTTTGTATCTTTGGTAATCTCTCCAAGTACTGTTGACGTAAGATAGAGGGGAAACTCCTTCTGCCTTACCATCGCCTGAACCAGTTGTGAAGTGTAGTATGCTGCCTCTAGGAATAGTGATAGTTCCATTGAACTTAACTCCAGAGCTTAATGCTTTCTTACGTAGAGCTGTAGTTCTGGCAGTAGATTGTCTCTGCACTACACCAGTCATCTCACGACCTTCATCATCGTATTCGAAACCTTCGATAGTGCTTTGTGGTCTTAGTGGTAATCTTTTTATACCGACTTTACCATCATCAAACTTGCTGCCGTACTTACCTCTACGAATCCTAAAGACTTTCTCATGGCTAGCAAAACCAAAAGTATTTAGGCTCAATACCTCCCTTAGGAAGTCGTCAAAAGAATGCGTCATATCATTGTTGTCTTTTTCAATGCCTAGGCACTGTTCAACAAATTCAGCTCTCTTCTTGTGTGTAGGTGTCTCATCATAGGCTTCAATAAACCTTGGGACACGAACTGCGATAGTTTGTACTGCTGATAATGCAGCTGCTAAGATTGCATCCTTAGTCATCTCTTCATAGGTTTTTACACTATAAGGAAATGTCAAGTCTTTATTCTTATCAAAAAGAAAATAGTCGTAATCATAGATAGAAGACTGCGCTACTCGCACACCTAATTCTTTTGGTAACTGGCTATTCTTTTTAACAGCTGTCTTGTTTGTAGTAGCCATAACCTTCCTTTTGTCAGCTCATTTTTAATAGTCTAGGGTTAATAACAGGTAGTTCTTTTGCCACAGCTAATATGTTGAATCCATCAGATTGACTATCAACAATATCATCGTGAACCCTGTTCCTTACTCCTGTGAATGCTTCTAGCTCATAGAAATATACTTCATTCCATTCAGCCTCGACTACATACACAAGACTATTTTCAGCAACAGAAGAGAAGGGTAGGAATTTATCCAGTTTAGATTTCTTACTACCAACCTTGAAGAACCTTATAGGTACTCCCTCTAATGCAAAAGCAACAGCGTAGTGTCTCTTGAGTATCTTCCCTGCTGACGCAGGTTCAATTGGTAGGTATCCTGAGTAGTTAGAACCATACATTTTACAGTCAGCTCTTGTTTGCTCAATCAACATGTTGTCTAGCTCACCTGCTCTCCACCTTCCATGCACCAAATCCTCAACCAGATAGTTACCTGATTTTGTTCTGGCTATGAGTACTCCTGCCGTATAATCGGGGTCAGGGTAAGCTTCTGATGGTAGTGATGATGCCAAATCCCATACTCTAACCCTCTTAACGATAGGGTCATTTCTAAGGAACTCGACAGGGTTAACTATAGGTGTCCATGCTCTTTTGAAGTGGCTGCTTGATTCTTGTCTAGCATACCAACTACCATAATACAATCTTTCTTTTTCTACACGAGGTAGGTTAAGTAAGTTAGATACGTAGTTAGGGTCAGCTTCTAATAGCGGTGGGTTATCATGACATGTTGCTGATATAAATCTGAAACTTCTTGGTTGGCAAGTACTTGTACCTGTTATTTTGTCAATTGGGAATGATGAGCCGTATAAATCCTCAAGCTCTTTCTTGGTAGCACCCCATTTAACTGAGTCACCAACACGTAGATACCAACGGAGTATTCCATCTTTATCTAGGTTAGGTCTACCTTCAACTAATTCACCATCAACAAAAGAACCTTTTGGATGTAGGTAAAAATCATCCAACCACTTTCTTAAGAATGAGTCAGGGTCAGGGTTACATGTAATCCAGATGTTAGGTATCATTTTTGCTTTAGTACGTAGGCGAGAGATAATCCAGAAGATGTTATCTTCATCGTGTTGACTACCTTCATCGACCATTGCAGCAGAGATTTCAATACCTCGAATACTCTCTAGACCTGCATCACCATCAAGACCTGTAAAGTTGATTGTTGCACCACTAGGAAAGTAAATGCACATAGGTTGTTTTGTATATTTGACTCGCTTATCATATGCTTGGAACATACGGCAAGCAGTCTGGAATAGACCACCACCACCTTTCATATCGGTAGCATTTAATCGGAATACATATCCGAAGAAGTTGGGGTCATCAACGTACAGTAAGAATTTCATAAGACCCATATAAGACTTACCAGAGCCTGCTGCACCACCATACACTGTGACAAAAGAGTCAGAGCCAATAAACATTTCTTGCTTTCGTGAGGCAGGTTGAAATAACGCTTTATCTGTCATACCAACCTAACTCCTTAATTGTATGTTGACATGGTGGGGCTAAACTTTGACTGCTTAACAGCCTCATCCATTACACCACCAGTGGGGTTTTCAATATTGGCTACTTCAGCCTCTTTGATTTTTGTATTCAGTCTACGTTGCTTCATCATCTCTTTAGACTCTTTCTCTCTCTGAATCTCATTTTCGAGCTTCATGTACAATGCCAAGTATTCTTGAGTTGCTTTCAACTTGACTTTGGGGCTAGTCGCTTTGTCATTGCACAAATCCTCTAGAGAGGTGTTCATGTTCTCAATAGCAAAAGAAACCATAGTATTCATCTTGGCTTTCATAGACAAGAATGTTTCTGGAAATCTTGACATCTATATTCCTTAGTAAAAAATGTGGTTGCCAATAGTTACAGGAGAAACCTTGGTTTTGTACCTTACACCTAGTTTAAGTGTATTGAAGTACTTAGCACCTTTGGTGTAGTTTGTAGGAGAAGCTATAAATGTTCTGGCTGCTTTCTTTGAATCTTCCCACTGCTTCTTGTAACCTGCACTGAGGTTAACCTTCTGTGGTACTTTATTGAGTGCTCTGTTTGAAGAGTTTACCCAACTAAATTGACTTGGTTGTTTAACAACAGCACAGTGACCATCTTTGTATTGAGAGCTGTTAACCCTATTTTGAACGACTTCGATGGTTGCCATCTTTCCTTTCATCGACTGATTACCTGCTTCGTGAAATGCCACGAGAGCCAAGCACATTAATGCAGTACTCAAATTAACGACCTCTTTTTTTAGACAATAAAAAAGCCACCTGTCTAGGTAGCTTCATAAATATGGGTTTTCATTCGCTTACATGGTAGAAAACCGAACTGCACGTTGTACCTAATACGACAAGTGTTTAACATGTTTTGCCTAGGTAACTGGGGGAAGGCAATGGACTCGAACCATAAACGCTATTAACATTCGTACTGTTTAGCAAACAGCCCTGTAACCCTGTACAGATTACCTTCCTTTGTATGGTGTAGCGATACAGGAGTCTAACCCGCTTAACAGCAGTTCCAATAGGCTTATCTAGTATACCTAATGGCTTGTTGTTATTTTATGAAGAACCTTATCTTCCGCTACGTATTGGTGTAAGAGATAGGATTCGAACCTATGACCTTCTCCTCTTCAGGGAGACACTCTGCCAACTGAGTTACTCTTACATTTTTTGGAAGCACAGAAGGGACTCGAACCCTTACAATATAGTTTTGCAGACTACAACATTACCTTTCTGTCACTGTGCAATAATTGGTAGCCAATATCAGACTCGAACTGATAACCTTTTGTATGTAAAACAAATGCTCTATCCATTGAGCTAATCGACAATAATAAGTAAAGGGCGCTAAGATATTTATTAGCCTAACACCCTAAATATGGTGGAAAAAGTGAGACTCGAACTCACGACCTGATGGTTGCAAACCAACTGCTCTACCAACTGAGCTATATCCCCTTATGGTATCCCTGTAGGGACTCGAACCCTAATCAAGAGATTGAAAGTCTCTTATCCTGACCTTTAGACGACAGGGATGTACAGTTTGAATCTAGGCACTGTTAGCAGTTAAATGCGTATCAGCCCATCTCTCATTATTTAAACTGGTGAGAGCCTACCATTAAATTGGTGGATTGTGTAAGACTCGAACTTACGACCCCCTGCTTAAAAGGCAGGTATTCTGACCAACTGAATTAACAATCCTTGGTGCTACAAGTAGGACTCGAACCCACGACCTATGCTTTACAAGAGCATTACTCTACCAACTGAGTTATTGTAGCATTTTTGGTGCGACTGGAGAGATTCGAACTCTCATCATCGGGGTGGAAGCCCAAGATTCTACCGTTGAACTACAGGCGCTTATATGTGCTTGTTCTCTGGGAGCTACCCATGTAGGTCAAGCAAACCCCGTGACAGTAATCTTTATCCCTAGGGACAGCCGACAACAGCACTTCTTATGGTCAGAGAGGTAGTACATACTACTTAAGGGAAAACGCAAGTAGCTACCTTGCCGAAAAACTTCTCTCTGGTGTTTGGAGGAAGGTAAAGTAATCGAAACCTCGTCAGCTCTTAACCAACGGCACAGGGTTCAAACCTGCTTTGTCACCTTGACGCTACCTTCCATAATACATCCATTTCTTGCAGGTTGGATGAAACCCCTAGCCTTACTGTGACTCTTATCGTTTTACATGCTTGTTCGTCACTTAACGATGTACCTCATAGAGGCTTACACAAGAATTTAGCGGATTCTAGTGAGCTTTGCTATTACTTGATTATACAGTAGCTAAACTGTCTAAGGTAGCGACTTAGATACGATTGGCATACCGTGAGATATAGCCAAATTTGGCGAATAGTGTAGGACTCGAACCTACAACCTTTGGTTTTGGAGACCAATGCTCTACCAGTTGAGCTAACTAAACATGAATTGGCAACCCATCAGGGAGTCGAACCCCAATAACATGATTCAAAGTCACATGCCTTACCATTAGGCTAATGGGCAATAATATGGCAGGAACGAATGAGCTATTAACTCACTTAATGTGCTCGACTACAGCATTGCATATGTACTGTAGTGGCTGCACTATTTTAACATCCCATAATTGGTCAGGAAAGTAGGACTCGAACCCACGACATCTCGCATCCAAGGCGAGGACTCTACCAACTGAGTTATTCCCTGTAAATTGGCGCAACATGGGGGACTCGAACCCCCAACATCTCGATAGACAATCGAACACTCTACCAATTGAGTTAATGCTGCTTAAGTACTGACTTTCTTGTTTATAGGTAGTCAGAATACCTATTGTCTGAGGTGTCTGCGCTATGTGGCAGTTCGTTGTCTCAGCTCATTAATTGGTGTATGGTCTTGGAATCGAACCAAGGGTGCTTTTCGAGGCGAGATTTACAGTCTCGTGCGACCAACCAACAGTCTGCCTACCATACATAATTGTTACTCCATCCTGCACAAAGCCCATAACTTCATGGTCAAAGGTTAACGCCAAGGAGAAGTGGCGATTTTTAAATTGGCTGCTATGGTAGGTCTCGAACCTACGACTTTGGAGTTAACAGCTCCACACTCTACCAACTGAGCTACATAGCAATAAAATATTTTAGGAGGTATGTGCTCCACTACGGAACATCTACCACGGATAGCGTGGCAATAATAAGCTATAGATTGTCATCTGGGTTCTGTGTACATCAGAATTATCAGCCTGACTCTATTTGCAATCTCTGGATTCGTAGGTAATTAAGCTACACACCTCTAAGATTTCTTTATACTAACATACCCCTAAAATATCTAGGTTTAAAATTGGTGGGCTTACTAGGAATCGAACCTAGACTAAGAGGGTAGAAACCTCGTGTGATATCCATTTCACTATAAGCCCTTATTAAGTGTTGGATTGTACACGACCAATATAATTAAGTCAAGTACTAATTTAAAATAAATTGGGGTGACTAGAGAGAATTGAACTCTCATAAGAAGATTCACAGTCTTCGGCTTTACCATTAAGCTATAGTCAACATAAAATTGGTACTCCCTGATGGATTCGAACCACCGACCTGCACCTTATCAAGGTGTTGCTCTACCAACTGAGCTAAGGAAGTGTAAAATTGGTGTCTCTAGTAGGATTCGAACCTACAATCGTTTTACGGAAGTGATTTCTAAGACCACCGTGTCTGCCATTCCACCATAGAGACTAAGTGTGAGATTCTAGTCACCGCATGACTTAGCCTTACTCACTGGGCTAGTTAGAGAAGTTAGGTTTCATACATAAGTACTACTGGCTAAACATCTATATGGTAGCGGAGACAGGATTTGAACCTGCGACAAGAGGATTATGAGTCCCGCACTCTACCTGACTGAGCTACTCCGCGATGTACTTTTATATCATGGTGCGCCCAAAGGGTTACGCTCCCAAATCCTCCCTGTTATGAGCAGGGTGCTCTACTATTGAGCTATAGGCACTAAATCTATTAACAATGTCTGCTCTGTTAAAGCATCTACATATTTCAAGAACATGTTGTAATACAGGCTTTCTGAAGGTCTTAGACTATTTGATTGCTAGCTTACCAAATAGCATCCAATCCTTCATTAGCTCCTGCTACTCATAAATGAATCCATTCAAATACCGAGCATTATACTAAGACATTGTTGATAAATCTAAAACGGTGCTAGTCAAGCCTGAATCCCAGAGAGTATAAATACGAAGTCTGGAGGGTATCAACTAGCTCAGTTTTAAATCTAAAACCTGACAATTTGAGCTTCTTCGATAGGCTTGTCAGGTCTATTCTAATTTACTACTTCAATAGCTACAATCTCTAAATCCTTAAGTGAGATTAAATCTCTACCTTGGAAGTTTAGTCTAGCTCCTGCGTGTTTACCGAAGTAAACCTTATTACCAACTTGGTATCTTGAATCTTCATGGCTCTCATTAACTAGGATACCATTAGAAATAATCTCACCATACTTGGCTTTGTTCTCTGGGTCACTTTCACCTGTTAAGATGATTCCACCTGAAGTCCTACTCTCTAGCTCAATCTCTTTTACTAGTAATCTGCCCAGTGGTGGAATTAAAAAATTCTCACTCATATACGACCTTATATATTGACAATAAAAAACCCATTAGAAACTCTATTTTTATATTTAGAGAGCCTCTAATGGTTAGGTAATCTTCAGGTCTAGTAAAGGGGAACAAAACTTAGACCTATTTAGATAGCGAAGAATATCTACTTACTATATTAAGTTGTATTATCTTATGTGGCACTCATCTAAGGTTAACTCACATCATTACGGTTATTTAGTAAATAAATATGTATCATTCATTTAGTAAATGTCCTCGCTACTTATTCAGTATATACTAACTTTCTAATCTGTCAACCCTTTATAATGTATCTGAAGTGTAAAGATTAAATAAGTATTACCTGTGGATAAGTATTGCTTCTGTGGATAAGTACAAATACAGATAAACATGATTCCCAATTATTGACCCTATGTATCCCAATTATTGGTATTAAGATGGTGAAATATTGGTACGTATAAAAGAAACTATATAAAAGAAAATTAATAAAAGAAAATCTTATGTCTGA